CAGGCTACGAAGGCGAACACACCACATTCGAGCAAGCAGGGTGGACATCACACGAATGGTTCAAAAAAGGGTTTCTCACAGGCGGCATGGCAAACACCGGAAGCAAACACGCCGACGGTATCGGGCAGCAGAACCGGGAACGCCTCTGGGCATCCCCACACTGCACCCTGCCAGAACCCGAACAGCAGCCCCCACAACTCTTCGACACCGAATGACAGCCACTGAAGCAAGAGGAATAACCTGCAACGCTTCCCGGCGAAGATCAACTAGTTCGGATACAAAAGGTTCCAAGTCCTCGGCCCGACAATCCCATCCGACCTGATCTTAAACCACTTCTGCAAATCTCTGACAGCCTGATCCGTGGCCCGACCAAAGTTGCCATCCACGACCAGACCACGATTCGAGATGTTGTTAATCCCCGCCTGAATAAATTTGACCTCAGCGTTCCTCATACCCAGCTTATAGATCCGAGTTTTAGCTGCCATGATCGCCTTGCTTAACGCAACCAGATCAACACCCTCACCCTGAGGTTGAGGGTTAGGGTTGGGTTGAGGTTGAGGGTTAGGTTGAGGGTTAGCAATCCCTGACGCGATCTCGGCAGGAGAAGCAACAATCTCAAAATGCATCGCGTCTTTATTACCCGAATAATCGCCACCCCAACGAAACACCCCGGCACCACTATTAGTACGAATCGCTTTGATATCGTCAATCATACCCGACGGCATATCAGTCACCAGCGTCGGCCCATACGGATTCGCCCCCCAATTAATATCCGCAGCAATACCATAAGCATGCAACGAATAACCCGTCCCACCCGTGATTGTCCGACAATTATACGCGCCCACATCAGGCGGAGTTGCCTCATACGCCCACCTAACCAACACCTCGTTCAAAGCAAGCCAAGCCTCAACAGTAGAAGCCCGAACCGTGATAAAAGAACCACCATTCAACGGAACCCTAGCAAACGGCCCCACACAAGGCGGAGACCACAGTCGACGCAACTCCGAAGTCGTGCGACTCATAACATCTCATCCTCGTCGTTTATGCCATGCGGAGCATTTGCGTCAGGTTGAGACCCCAACACAATCACAACACCAGCCCCCGCCCACGGGCCATCGCCCGCAAACTCCACCAAACGATCTAGATCCTCAGCGCTCCCACTCATCACACCAGAATACCCCCCCAAACCCACAAACCCGTCCACACCAACCAATACAATAACAAACAAGAAACCCCAAAAGACGCTTACCCGCCCATGACCAACACCCACTTCCCCCAACAACCACACAGGTTTCCAAAACCAACCACCCCAAAACCACCCCAAAACACCCCAAAACCAAACAACAAACCCTACTCCAACTCCACCAAACCACCCCCAACACCCCTACGACCCTCCAACAACAACGCCAACCCCACAATCGACGAAGAATCCACCCCCAAAGCAACCCTCAAATCCACCGGCCCACCCCCAACACCAGACACCTCAACCTTAGAAGCATCACGCCTACCCCACCTCTCAGGATTCTTCCGCTCCCTAATCCAAGCAGCCGCCTGCCACTGCCCACCACCCGCAGCCCCCCGAATAAGCGCAATATCAGCCACCTCAGCATCAGCCTCAGCTTTTTCCATAGCCTCCACGAACAGCAAATACTCGGGTGGGGCTGTTGGGTTTTGGGATTGTTTGATCCAGTTGCGTAGTGTTTGGTTGCTGATGCCTGCGTGTCTGCATGCGACTTCTCTGTAGTTGCCTGCTTGGAGTGCGTTGATGATTTTGTTGCAGCGTTCGGTTGTGAATTTGGTTGGTCTTCCTCCTGTGTTTTGTGTTGTTTGTTGGGGTTGTGGGGGGTTGTGCATGTTGTTTTGTTTCTTGGTTGTTGGTTGTTGGTTGGGGTTTTGTCTTTTGGGTGGTGTGTGTGGTGTGTTGTTGTGGGTTGGGGTTTTGTGGGGGCCGGTTTTTGGGTTTTGTTGGGTTGGGGTTGTTTTTGTGTTTTGGTTGGGTGTTTTGATTGTTGGAGTGTAATTTTAGCATGGTTTTGGGGTTTTTGGGGGTGGTTTTACGGTTTTTTGGTGTCTGTTTGTTTCTGTATGCTGGTTGTATGAGCGAATTTTATGATCCTCGTACTGCACGTCCGGCTAGGCATGTTGATAGGCGTGCGCGTTCTGTTTCTGTTCCGGTTCCGGTTGATCTTCCGTCGTTGGGTGAGGTTGAGCGTCGTATTATGCAGGTTGATGATGAGTTGTCGGGTCTTGTTGAGCAGCATTATGATGCTGCTGAGCAGGCTGCGGTTGCGGAGGCTGATTGGAAGGGTCATCGGGATAGGGTTCTTGTCGCTATTGCTGATCGGGGTGATAAGGAGGCGGCTGATATTCGTGAGGCTCGTGCGAAGTGTGCGCGTGTTGATCCGTCTGATCCCGGTTCTGCTATCGGTGATGATTTGTATCGGTTGTACAAAATTTTTGAGGCTCGTGAGAAGTCTATTGATCGGCATATTCGGGCTGTGCAGACTCGGGCGACTGCTTTGATGAGTGTTGCTAAGGGTATCCGGCAGGTAACGTGAAGTAATTTGTGTTCCGCTGGTGTTCGTCTTGGCCGTGTTTTGCTTCCAGGTTGTCTGTGTGGCCGCTGGTGGGGTTCTGGGCGTCTTTGTGGGGGTTATGTCCGCTTTGTGCGATGCGCGGCGTTTTGGGGGCTTGTGGTTGGTTACAGTGGGGTCGTAGGGTTAGTGCGGGTTTGTTGTTCGACTCTGTTAAACAGTCTATTGTGTGGGAACGTTCCAACCCTCATACCGGTTGTTGAACCAGCCCTCGGGGTCGTTGCCCCTTTCCTTTCCTTTAGACGACCTCGGGGCAACTTTTGAGTCCACACCTTCTGTCATGCTGGTAAGACACAACTAGCGGAGGAGAACGGTATGAAAAAAATGTTTGTGGTTGCAATGGTTTTGTTAGCGGCCACGGTTTGCGTGTCGATAATCGTGGCTGAAGACACACCGACCGCGTCAAATATGAAAGAGTTTGTCGCACAAAACCCGGCGTTCGATGACGACATGACCGCACTGTCAGAGACATCAACTGTCGCTGGTTTAGCGATGGAGAGCGAAAACACAACCATTATCCGTGCCGCTTGCACAACTCTCGCAGACCAAATCAGAGTCGCGTTAAACTCCTATTCTGACGTTCCGTTAGAAACCGTCACCCAAGGGCTTGAAGAAGCGTACGACGGTGCCATAGCGTGCATAGCAGGCGACTACGCGTTAAGCGAAGTGAAGTTCAGTTCGTCAGGCGCCCTGTTGACACTGGCAGCAGAGCAGATGAACAACGGCGGATAGGCATGGAAGTCACATAACCCAGAGATCAAAGTCTTTGATTGTCAACTTTTTTAGCGCACCCAAATCTGTTTGATCCCACCGGTTATCAGGTTCCAACATTGTCGAGTTTCGCGACCCTGAATCAACAATCATAATGCCCGGTCCGCTGTAGCAGTCCATAACAGAATTTGCTTGAGGATTCGATCCCCGGCCAAACCCCTGCACGGTCATCCGTGTCCGTGCAGACTCTTTAAGTCTCAGAATTGAACCCATCGGCGGGGCATCCAAAGCAGCAGAACTACCATCAGAGTTTGTAGCAGGCCACACATACTCCGGTGACGCAGCCGCGACACCCATACTCGCCCTCTGCACCCACCCTCGCACTACAAGGTCGTCGTAGCGTAATGTGTGCTCAGCGAGGGAAACACCCGCGACGGAACAACCAACCGCAGCAGACGAATCATCAAGAAGCGAATGCTGCGTCACTTTGCGTGCCTGCAAACAGTTGTTACCACGATCATAAAACTCGCCGCATTCCGTGATTGTCAAAGCCGTCGCGTCAAAAATATGAAGTTTATGATCCGAGTAATCCTGCATCGGGTTGCCTTGAATCATCATCCGAGGGTTGTACCGGACCGTTTTCCCGTACGGCGAAGACCACCCGGTGCTAATCCAAATCTTCGCTGCACCAAACTCATGCGACACCCAGAAGCGTGCATCTGTCGCAGCGACCAGATTCAGCGGGTAACCGTTAACAAGACCGTTGCTAGTCGGCACGGTACTCCCGGTAAACACCGTGATACCCGCCGCGGTCCTATCTGTCTGCAACAAATGTTCGATCGCCAGATCCGATGCAGGGTGAAGCGTTTTAGGCAACGCTGTCACAAACACATCCCCATCGCGATGCCAAGGCTTAGCGGGAAGCTTAGGTGTCGCCGGGTATGTCCACCGTTTCCAGTTCCACAACCCGTTCACAAACATGTCCCATGCGCTCAGTTTCATAACCCCCCCGTCGCAACCTTTTTGCTATTTGTTAAACGAGTTGCAGCCAGCCCGCTTGCAACATCCCCGGAACATGCGACCCGCGAACCCATGTCAGCTCGCCAGACCTTGCCCCAAGAACAGAGACCGTCGCACGAACATGCAACGTATCGCCCACATCATCACCAAGGATCGAAGGATTCTGCTCTGTCGCACCTTTACCCTGATTACAAGAACAAGCCATCAATCAGACAGATCCCAAGAAGTCATCACAGAAGAAGGCGCTTCAACAGCGATCACATCCGGTTGACCAGCAGATTCGTCTTCCGGCGTAGCAGGTTCGGTTTCAACCTTTTTGCGTGTCGGACGTTTCTTCGCCGACAGTTCAACCTCAGGTTCAGGTTCGGTTTCAACCGCAGGCTTATCAGCCCAAACATCGCGAGTAGCACCCGGAGGCACAACTAGCGTAAGCATCCCGGCTTTAACGCGTTCTACAACCAGCGGGTCATTATCATCCAACTCTTGAACAGAGTTAAACGGATGTTTGGGAAGACTCAACAACGCTTTATACCGGCCCATGACGGCCTCCTCACATAATTGTCTTAACAGCTAATCTACTCGGTGAAACGAATTGGGATGACCTGCACCCCGACAGTTTCTTTTGTTAGATCATTCTGCTTCAGAATCGTCATGATGCGATCAAAATCTTCTTTCGGTAGCAACGCGTAATCGCCGATGCAACCGTTAGGCAACCGTTAGGCAACCTGTTCAGATCGCTGCCCGCCCATTCGTTCGCAGTCCAGTTCACCAAACACCCCACGCGGACCCGTACGACCCGAGTGTTGCACGCTCATCAGGGCCGAGGACAAGAACGCTTGCCCCGCCGATCAGCTCAGGTGCCAGCGAAGTGATCTCAACGTTGCCGCCGCCCGCACGGTTCTCAACAAGTACCGTTCGGATTATCGCCGCAGAAGGTAGCGCAATAGAAATATTGCCAGCAGATGTATCAACGGTCACGACCGTAAGCGCGTCGCCATCGCTGATCGTGTACGGGCTACTGCTGTTAGTCAGTTCAGCCGCTGTTATTGTCGGCGTGTAGGCAGCAAACTTTGCGTCAATGTAACCGACCATTGAAGGAACCACGCTGCCATCTTCGGCCACTGACAAAGAAAGCCCGCCTTGGTATTCAATATCTTCGGTAGTGCAAACCGAAACATAAGTCACGCCGGGCAGAGCTGGCTCAGAAAGTTCAATTAGCCTTGTTTCATCGCGTAACCAAAGCGTTCCGATTAGAGTCGGGAAGCCCGGATCAGGGTTGGGTTCAATGCCCATCACAACATCGTTCAGCGAAGTTGACCGGGTGACAAGCTCACCTTCCAACCCGGCGAAGCATTCAACATCAGACGAAAGTCCTTCCCGGTTAGCGTCCGAAATGTAAACAAAATATTTGACCAGTTGTTGCATGAAAGCTCCTTAGGATGGATCAGGGAATCTTATGGGGATTACCTCAACCCCTGCAACTTCAAGTGTCAACTGGTTTTGCTTCAACACGTTCATGATGCGATCAAAATCCTGCTTAGGCATCAACGCAAAATCGCCACGCCACGATTGCGGTAAAGCCTCAAGATCGCCCTCATGCCACAGGTTCTTATTCCAAGTCATAGCGAGTACAGCTTTCTCATCTGGTTACTTTTTTAGAACGGCAACGGGTTCGGCCAACGGTTATAAAGCCTATTATCGTTATAAGACGGGCTGCCTGCAAAGAACGGCGGCCCAACTCCTTGCGCGCCGTTATCAACCTTAAAACCGGGGCCAATATCTTCAACCGTGTAAGAAAATGACTCAATGTAAAAACCTGTACCGGGTTGATTGTTGTAACATACGGCTTGAAAAAACATTGAGAATGTTCCTGCGCTCGCAGGCCATTGACCGAACCCAAGGCCCGGACCGAAAATCGTACACTGAAACGGTACCGTCTTATAGCCTGCTACACCGAACTGTGCGGCTCCTAACTGATTGTAGAACTGACTCCCCGCACCACCAACTACGGTTCTTAGATCTATAAGCAGAACTTGGTTCGGTGTTGCATCACCGGGAACGGTTGCCCGAATCCAACCGGACCACTTGATCGCCCGATAAGGCGTATAAAAAGATTGAGTGCTTAGATACAAAGTATTCTGACTCAGATCCCAAGAACCCGTGGCGGTGTTGACTGTATCAAGCAGCCCCCAAGCACAGTTCCAAGGAACATCCCACTGCTGCAACGAAACAGGATCGCAGTACTTGAAACCTGCAACATTCGTCCCAAGGTTCACCGTCGGAGAAGGCTGATTCGGTGTTTTAGAAAGAACCCCGGTCCGTTGAAGCTTGCCATCAACGTCTATCTCAAACCCGCAACCCAAACATGGAGCCATTAGCCCTCCCAAGCGACAACAAAACAGGCGACAAACACGATCACAATCCTAACGCGGTCAGATAAGCGGTAGCGGCAGCATTCACATCAGCAATGTTACCAGCAGCAGCGAGAGCAGTAAGAAAATCTATCAGCCCTTCACCGCCAGCCATCAAACCATCTACGCCGCACGTCAAAATGTTGCCCTCAGCAGGGTCAATAATAGGTTGAGCGAAAAGAGGGCTGGCAAAAGTCCCAGCGCCGAACAGGTCAATACAATCAGTGTCACCCACGAACAAGGCAGGGATCTCACTTGTGACAAGCAGACCATCCTCCCCGCACGTCAAAGTGTTCAGA